AGGCAATACGAGGAGTTGTGCCTCCAATCGAAGTCTTAAAGTCTACATTTAGGTTATTGACAGTAATGTCGCCATTCACATCAAGGGCTGTAGCAGGCGAATTTGTACCAATACCCAAAGACTCCGCAGAAGCATCCCAGAACAACTTCGGAGTCGTGCCAGTGTCTTCGTAGAAGCTGATGTCGCCGTTGGCGGCTATGTTTAATCTGCTTACTGGAGACGAACCATCGGCTGTTTTAAAGTTAAGGTCTGTATCTAGTGTAGAGCCTGACACATGGCTTCCGGAGGCTATTGCTGATATGGAAGCAGACGTGTTTTGATTGCCTAAATCGAAGCTATCAAAGTTAATACCGCCAACAACATTACCGCTGACCACATTGCCTGTGCCGCCACGAAGTGTAAGTTGATTAGTAGTGTTTCCAGACGTTGCAGAGGAATTTATGGCAACACTACCATCCGAAGTCAAACCGTCGCCAACAATCGTCCCTGTAACGTCGATGCCTGTGGAGGTTGTCTCTAGCTTTTTTGACGCATTGTAATATAGGTCAACGGAGCCACCTGCATTCGCAAACAGCATATTATCGCCATTAGTATTTTCAAGTTGTACTGCGGCGTTAGCCCGTATGAGTAAGTTGCCTGTGCCAGCGTCTTGAATACGGCTATTAGACCCATCATGATAAATCTGTAGGTCAGAACCAGCACCAAAGACTGCTTTATCGTTGTCACCAAAGGTTACGTCGCCAGTTGTGCTAATAGACGTAAACGATCCTGAGCCAGCAACAAGACTGTCAATGTTGGCTGTGCCGTCAATAAAGAGATCATTCCACTCTGCGCCGGATGCACCTAAGTTATAAGTGTCGTCAGCAGAAGGAAGAAGGTTAGAAGCAATGTCTGCCGTAACAGTTACAGTGTCTGTAGCGGCGTTGCCCAGAACTGTATTGCCGTTGACAGTAAGCCCGTCAATAGTAACGGTGCCTGTAAATGTGGGGCTTGCGGCGTCTGCTTTGGTAGCGATCGCAGTCGAAATGTTATCGAACTCTGTTTCAAACTCTGAACCACGGATGATCTTGCCAGAGTCACCAGATGGCAATGAGTCTTTTGCCGCAAAGTCAGTAGTCTTTGAATAATTGGACATGGCTAAGTTTCCTCTTGCCTAGCTAATGAGAATGAGAAAGGGGGCCATAAAGACCCCCAGAAGTTTCTTATGCAGATGGTACTGCGAGTACGAAACCAGCTTCAGGACGATATACCTGGACACCATACAAGCAGTCAGCCGTATACAGAGTCGAGAGGTATTCCTGCTTATACTGAGTTTGCGAACGTACAGACATTTGCTCCGCAAGAACAATCGCATCGCGGTGAAACAGCATAGCCGCGCGAGTGTCTACAGAAGATGCAGTGTTCTGAGCCGCAGTCTCGATAGTTGCACAGTTAGCTGAGACGTAAATGTCTACACCGTACAAATTACCGATAAGGCCAGATTGAACTGCTTGACCTGATACAAAGTCAGAAGACACATAACGGTCAATGCCCATGATCGCATTGCGAGTTGCAGGTGGAATAACAAGTACACGATCTTCCATTGGTACGTTGTTGTCATCCATCTTCTGGATCATGTCACGGAAGAATGAATCAGTAAAATCATCACTAGCTACAAGATTGTCGTCGGTGTACTGAGTAGTTGTACCGTTATTATTGAAAAAACAACCTGTGTGCTGGTAGTCGGTTGGAGCCGCGCCAAACACAACAGCGCCGCCATTGCCGAAGCCAGTACCGCAAGAGTGCAGATCGTTGTCGATCTTAACAGCAAGCGCATAACCAGCATCTTCAGTGTAAAACTGACGAAGGCTAGAAAGAGCCTGTACTTCAACGATGTCTTCGATGAGTCGTGAATACTCAAAGTGACGGTCGATGTCTACAGTCAATTCGCCTTCAGTGTTAGCGATGATAGTAACAGCTGTATCAGCGGCTTTAGCGTTAGCATCACCACGGATAGGCTTAGGGATGTGAAGCTTGTCGCCTTTCTTGCCAGACATTGCGATCTTCTTGACAAGGGGAGCCATCTTCAGGTTCTTTTGGTAAGCGGCAATAATCTCATCACTCCAGATTTCTGGGATGAAAGTAGCCGCTTCAGTCTTTGCCGTAAAACCGGCCGTGCCGGGATAAGTTGCAGTAGCCATGTCAAATCTCCTTTAGATTATTTGACTCGACCCTCTGCGTATGCCTGTAAAATTTCAGGTGATAAGGCTTGATAACGCTCGGGGTCCGTTTTCATAAGTTTAATAATGTCGGCCCTGCGATATGTCTTCTTACGCTCCCCCTCACCACTGCCTCTCGTGTTGCCTGTACTAGCCGCCTTGAGTTGCTGTTTCCGCACCTGTTTCTCAACAGTTGCAGTTTGTTGGGCCACTGTCTTTCGCTCTTTCCAAAGCGAAAACAGCTCATCGGCCGCATCAGCGTTATACTCTTGGTCAGCCTCTACAAACAGCTGAGTCCTAATCTTCGAGGCTTTTATCCAGTCTGCAAACTTGGGATCGCCAAGAATGCTCTGCATATCAGGGTGCTTATTACCAAGCTCTGCAAGCGCCGCTTGCTTCTTGTAATTCGCACTGTACTGTTCGGCCTCTCTGATTTTTGGGTGATTCTCAATTGCACGATTAACGGCGGCTTGAGGATCTGTAAAGTAGTCAATATCACTTTCAGGCTCAACATTGCTCTGTTGAGGTGCTGATTGCGTTTGAGCAGTAATATACTCATCCACTACCTTACGAAGCTCACCGACTTCAGAAGAGTGTCGACTCATCACCTTTTCAACTTCTTGGTGCATCTGTACGACTTCTTTTAGAGATTTACCTTTATACTTCTCTGGAATATCGTCGTCAGTGTCTTGCTCTTCTGCGTCTTGAGGTTGCTCAACCGCTTCGAATACAGATTCCTCTGCTTCTAACGATTCAGTCTCATTCGCTTCGTTTTCAATGTTATCCTCATTGTCCCCTTCGGGGTGAAGATCAAGCATTGTCGCTCTTGACATTTATTAAACTCCGTCTGTTGGAGATTTACATTTTCTGCCAGCCTGTTCATGTTCTCGTACCCACTTCATATGACGACCAGGAAAGTCCCCACTATGACCCTCGAGTACGCACTTCGGGGCTGACAGCATTTTAGTAGCATTAGAGCCACAACCGCACCTACTAGTTGTAACTCCTCGCTCTACCATTTTTTCAAAGACATGGCCGTTAGCGCAACGGAAATCGTATATCTTATACATCCATGTCTTCTTGTTCTTCGGCCTCTGCCTGTTCTCGCGCCGCAGTAATCGTAGCTTCTAGGTTGATTACTGTAGCAAACGCAGACACTTGGCCTTTACGGAAAAAAAGGTCTTCAGCATCTTTGACCGTTTGAATATCCGCTAACTGTGTAGCATTTCGTGACAATTCTTCCACGAGTTGCTTGAAACCTTCACTGTTGAACAACACATTGTAGTTGTCAAAATACGTCTCAAGTTCTGGCGTCATTAATACTATCTCCTACTTGGTTGATTAAATGCCTTTTACCATGCTTTTTGCAAAAAGTCAGGCTTTTCTTGATCTAGCTGTTTTTTTTGCAATCCGTTTAGGTTGAGCTGAGTGCTGTTTACCTGCCGCTGTATCCTTCCGCTTCTTGCGAGTTGTCGCCGCATACTCTTTAGCTGACAAAGACTTAATGGCTTTTGCAGGCAAATACCGCTCGCCTGTAGCCTTTGGGCCTTGAGTGGACGGCTTGCCTGACTTGGTGCGCCAGTTTTGGCTAGTCCACTTCTTCAATGATTTCTGCGACTTCTTTAATGCCATTAGCTTTTATAGCCCCCGCCCTTTGCTTTGTACTGCTTTGCAAGCATTTGGGCTTTTCGTGCAGACCATTGACCCGGCTTTCCACCTTTTCCACCTGCTTTGATCTTGTTAAACAAGTTCTTCCGCATGGTCGGCTTGGTATAATTACCGGCCTGATTTACTTTTGACTTAGTAGCCATTAGACATTTTCATTGGCTTTCTTTTTGGCTTAGCTTTTGGTTTAGCCTTTGGCTTTGCTTTGGCTTTTGGCTTGGTTTTATACATACCCATTTTGTTGCCTGGCATAACGCTCTCCTTACTTTTTGTGAACCTTCTGAACAGCAAAATCCGCTGACTTAGATGCGCCTTTGTGCGGCTTATAGCCACCCGCAGGGTCTTTCATCAACTTATACTCTTTGCCTTTTTTCATCCAGTGATAACCGTCCGGTGCCTTTACTTTCATTTAATTCACCATTTAACCTTATGCGACCAATAACGCGCAGATAGCTTGCTGGGATTTGGGTCTTGAGCATTGTGTCGTGCATAGTAGCTTTTCTTCCGCGCTTTGTCTTTTGCGCTTGTAGGATTTTTGCCCGCACCTTTTACGCCCTGTTGCCCAAAGCGAATAGTCTTAATCTGATCGCCTTGCTTTGCAACAACAACGTGAGACTTAGTGGGATGCCCCGGCGTTTTCTTCGGCTTGTTGAACCCGCTTACGCCCGCGCGTGCTAGTCTTGGGTCTTTCTTGGCTGGCATTCGACAAATCCTCCACGTCTTTTTGAAGCTTTTTTATTTCCGCCTGCAATGGCTCAAGCATTCTCTCCATCTTACGAAATAAAAGTTCAAGCTCTCGATCAGTAAACATAGTCTATCCTAGTTGTAAGGGAACCATTCTCCAAATTTACGAACGTATGTAAAGATGGCCGTTGTATCAGCAGTGCTTAGAGTGACAGTTGTGCCACCAAACTCATCACCGGCTGTATTGTACTCCGCGACATTGTAAT